ACCATTTCGGCCGCGCGCATCATCTATTCGCCCTGCAACGCCACTCTCGTCTTCTACCGGAACGAGCCAATCTCCCCTGTGGACTTTTCCCTCGTCACATCCGACGCGAACACGATATATTCTGCGACAACGCTCCCAACTGGTCTTGCCTTCACGCGGGCCGGAGCCCGTACGTTTACGCTTGCTGGAACCCCAACTGTCCAGACGTCTGGAAGCAACTACACGATTCTCGGACAGGACACAGTCGGGCGAATCTATTCCACGGTCGTCTCCATGGTTGTCAATCCCGAGCGGTTGATTCTCGATGTAACGGGGTCTCTTGTTCAATCCAACGTGACCACGACGACAGCGATTGACCCGATTACGTTCACAGCTCGGTTTGCCCCGTACGGGGGCTACCGCTCGATGCGCTATACGTGGTCGCCCCCGCCTCCGGCCGGGCTTGACTTTCTGGATGCGTCTGGACGGGTCATCAACGGGTCAAGTTACGCGGTGGACACGACCTACGACGCGTCCTTCACGATGACGCTTGCAGGGACACTGACCGCCTCGCAACTTCGGAGTTTCGCCTTGGCGAATGTATCCTCCTACAGCATCAACGTCACCGGAACGCGAACCTTCCCCCTGCCGTCGTTGAGCCCGTCCCTCCCCCGCACCATTACACTTCGGTTTGGAGAGACCCTTCTCTTTTCGTCCAATACACCGTCCCTCTTCGTTGGACTCGACGTCTCCGGGTTCACGTATTCGGCAAAAACCTATTTCCCTCAGGTGATGGATACCTCCATTCAAGATATCACGGTGACGGATGGGTATCTTCCGGATGGTCTCGCGGGCCAGTTTGTCTTCGCGCGACAGCAGTTTGAGATAAGCGGGACGCCCATCACTGCGGCGACCTACCCCTTTACGCTGCGGGCCCGGAATGGAGCAGGAGTCACTGCAGACCTTGCAGTGTCCTCCACCGTCTCAACGGACTCGGTTACGATTACAGCGCTCTCCGACTCCTGTTTCAACTTCATTCAGTATCGCAACCTCTCCAACGCGAAGACAGGCTTCTATCCCTCCAACATCGAGTATTCAGTCCGCTCCACGTCTGGCTGTAATGTGACCCTGACCGGTGCGAACCTTCCCGCCGGCGTCTCGCTCGTGTCCAACACAGGGACCTATGACCTCTCTGGGACTCCGACCACCCCAACTGGGTCGTCCCTTGCAATCCTTACCGCGCGGGTTCCTGCGACGGGTGTGGACAGCTCGGCGACCTTCCGGTATAGCGTCTCTGCAGAGGCCTTCTTCTTCTCGTCCAACACGTTTGGACTGGTTCAAAATGTCCCCATGACTCCGGTTCAGGTGAACGTCACGACGCTCAGCGAGAACCCGGTCATTCGCTTTTCGGCTCCCGGAATTCCCCCGTCCCTTCAGATTACGAACACGGGACAGGTCCGAGGAACCCCAGAAGGGTCCGCAAACGGGTCGTTTGATGTGACAGCCTTTACAGCGTATTCGTCGAACTCCAAGTCGTACGCATATACGGTGTCAGCGGACCGAGTTGTTCTGCTCCCGTCTGTCTACACGACGAACACCTCCCCCGGGTGCAATGTCTCGATTCCGATTACAGGCTATAGCCTCAGCGCCCTGACGGTCAGCAACTATCGCTTCCAGTCTCCGTTCCTCTATGGACTCACAGTCAACTCTACCACCGGGCTGCTCTCAGGAACCCTCGCGTCCTCCCTTCCCACAAGCACGACCTTCACTGTCCTCGGAAGTGCAGGAATCGTCGACGGAGCCTTGACGGGAACCATGACGACGGCGAATCTGACGACGCACCGGGCCCAGATGATTGAGATGCGGGCCACCTCCAATCTCTACATCTACTACAGTGACGATAAAGGGTTGACGTGGTCCGATGCCTATTCGCAGTCCAATCTTCTTGCGTCTCGTATCGGAACCAATGGGTCGAACGTCTATCTCGTCCCGACGTCGAGCAGTACCGTCCTTCGCTCGATGACCGGGTCTTCGTTCACATCGGTTGTCGTGAGCAATGCGGTGGGCTACGACCCTCGGTTCACGGCCGTTGTCAACAAGCCAGGAACCTCAACGTGGTGGATTGCGGGCACGCTCTCGAATGGGAGTCGGTCCGCCTATGTCTTCAAATCCACGAACGATGGGCTCACCTGGCCCACTGCAACCGAAGTGACAACGAATGGCTTCACAGACCGCGAGGGGAACCCAGCCTCCTACACCACAAGCAATGCCTATTTGAACGGAGGGATGGCCCTCGCGTACAAGGACGGCGTTCTTCTGCTGGGCGGGAACCAAGTGCTTCGGTCGGAGGACGAGGGAGCAACCTGGTCTGCAGTCTCAACTGGGCTGATTGAGGTGGCGGATTTCTCTGTGGACCAGGAGTCGGTCTGGCTTGCGGTGGGGTCCAGTCTCTATCCATCCCTAATCGACCTCCCCTACATGGGAGATGCGACGACGATTGTCTACTCGCTCGACCAAGGCGCAACGTGGTCGCCAGCGGTAAGTCCCTTTGTCCGCAATGCCTATCAGCTTCTCTATGCGCGAGGGGCGTGGATTGTGGTGGGCTTGACGGGAACATCGCTCCCGTATACCATCGGCATTTCCACGTCCTTTGATGGCATCAACTGGACTCCAATCGTATTCCCCCCGGCCGGATTTGCAGCTGCAACGGACGTGTATCCATCGGGCCCGCTTGCGCCCATTGGGTTTGATGAAACGGACTGGAAAATTGGGTCTGTGTCGGGACCGACGCTCTATTCGCATCCCTACGATACTCCACTTCTGTCCGATTGGACCTCAGCCACGATGACGGGCGGGTCGATGTCGGGAGTGACATCCTCGTCTCGCTTCTACTCGTATGTGGCCCAGACGATTGACCCAGGCCCCGATAGCACGACCATCACGTTCCCCCTTCCCACACTCGGCCCGGTCTTCATCAGCCCCGCACAGTCCACCTACGTCGTCTGGCAGTACATGCCCATTCCCGTTATCACGTTCACGGCGACGGGAACCGACCCCATTTCCTATTTCGTGTCGTCTCTCCCCGTCGGACTCACGTGGGATTCCTCCAAGCACTCTGTCTCAGGGTCCTCTATGCGAACGGGGACCCACAGCTTCACGGTCTACGCGGTGGATGGAGCGAATAACGTCACGACCTTCACGCTTACCCTCATCTGCGACATCCCCCGCATCGTTCGACAGCAGACTGGGGCCGGAGCGTATACCGCACTGGTTCGCGACTACACCGAGGTTGCAGCGGCCATCAACGCCCGCGACACGCGCGTCAATGCACCAGAGCCCCTCGGCTCCTTCGCAGCGCCCTATCCTCCAGACGTCGTCACGCCGAGCAACTGCCCGTGCGAGTAAGCGAAAAAGGTCTGCCTCCCACCCCTGAGGGGCAGAGCCTTTTATGGAGAGGGTCTTTTTATGGGTTGTATGGGTCTGTACAGTCTACTCGTCCGCCTCGGGAATCTCCATGTCCTTGAACTCCAGCATGCCAACCACGCCCACGTGCGTGCGCGCCTTCACCGTCGGGCCGTCCGAGACCGTGTAGATGAAGTTCGTCTCCGGGTTCACAAGGTAGTCCTTGCCGTTGAACTCCACCTCCAGGAACTCCGTCGGCGGCGGCGCGAGCTCCGAGGTCGTCGGGCTGGCAAACGCGCGGATGTGGTCATCCAGCGCCTGGGCTGCCCACTGCTCCGCGGACATCGCGTTCGCGTAGGCGAGGAAGCCCTTGTCGTCGACGGTGACGTGAAGCTCCTCGGCAATCGCCTTGATGTGCTTCTTGTGGGTCGGCGTCAGCTTCTCCACGTTGACCGGCCCCTCAGGCTTGGCCTTGGGCTTGGGTCCCGGCTTCTTCTTCTCCGCGGCCGGTGCGACGGCCGGCTCCTCGACGACCTTGGCCTTGGGACCGGGCTTCTTCTTGGCCACGACGGGCTCGGCTCCGGCGCCTGCGTTCGACGCGGGCACGGGCACCGGCTCGGGCTCGACCTTGGGCTCGGCCTTGGTCTTGCGGGCCTTCTTGGGCTTGGGCTCCTCTGCAGCCGGAGCGACCGTCAGCTCCGCGACCGCAGCCGTGAGCGCGGCAACGACGTCCGCCTCGACCTCCGGCGCCTTCTTGGCCGCCCGCTTCTTGGGCGTCTTCTTGACGGTCTCCACCGTCTTGGCCTCCGTGACCGGCGCGTGCGCGGCAACCGGGGTCGGGGCCAGGCCGAGCTCGATGAGCAGGGCCTCCGTAAATGCATCACGCGCCTCGTCCGCAGTGGGGCCGTCCTCGCGGTCCATCGCGGGATTGGTCGCAGCGACCTTGATGATTGCGGCAGTGATGAGTGCAGCGAGAGAAGCCATGGTTGCTTGATGTGTGTGTGAGTGTTGGGGGGTACATTCCACTCTTCCCTAGCGCGATTGCATCCGTTTTTGTCAGTAAAAAACGGATAGGGGACCCCCCTCTGTCCAGCCGGGTATACAGAATGCTGGACGAGATTCGCACCCACGGCCTTGCCTCCGACATGCTCCCGACCCTTCGCGATGCGTGGACTGCGCGCGCCAAGACTCTCGCTCGGCAACGCTACGACCGCTATGGAGACCTTCTCTACGCCTACCTGCTTGACCTCCTTGTTCCGCAGAAGGAGAGCACCTTCGCGACACTGATGGCGAAGATTCAGACTGCGGCGACTCCCAAGGATGTCGAGGTTCCGCTCTGGACCTACACGGCCTGCTACTCCAAGGTCAAGGAGGAGCCTCTCTTTGATACCCGCATCGGAACCAAGCTCTTCGGCGGAGTCTCTGCCCTTCCTCCTGTCTCTGTCTATGCGGTGGTGCACAACACGGATGTGCTCTATCGCTTGGCCTCTGCGTATGGTGCAGACTTCCACGTCTACGACCGCTTCAGTGAGACGCTCAGCGAGTCGGACCAGCGGGTCCAGACGCGTCGAACGGTGATGCTTGCCTACTACCCCCACGGACTCCCCGAGGTCCTCGCCAAGCAGGTGCAGGACGCGTACGCCGCCCAGATTGGGCGCTCTCCCTACACACCCAGCTGGGCTGAGTCCCTGAGCGTTGCCGACCCGCTCCAGACGCCCGCCCAGAGCCCGCCCAGTTCTCCCCCGCGGCACCGCCGGCGCCGGTGCTCCTGCGAGAGTTACTGACAAAAACGGATTGGGATTCTCCAGGGAGAGGGGGAAGGTACCCCCAACTCTCTCACTCTCTTTCAAGCACACACTCAGCCTTGACAATGGAGACTCTCGCTCACTGCAACATGCCGTGGGGCGATATGCTGTACGAGGAGCAGCAGAACAGGAAGACGGCGCTTCTTCGGATGCCCGAGCCCGAGTGGCTCGCGTGCGTCAACGCCTACTTCACCCGCCTGCGTGGCAACGGCCCGGCCCTCGTCTCCGCCCTCGCCTGGGCGAACGACATGAGCGGCCGCCGCGCAGAGTTCCAGTCGCCCAAGCCGGCGACGATGGGACAGCCGATGCCCGACGACGAGCGCAACTGGCGCGTCTGGCAGGACATGGTGAACGAGCCCGAGAAGTACGGCTCCGACATCGGTGAGTGGACCGCCCTCGACGAGGAGGTCCGCCGCGGCCCCAAGCGGTGGCGCGTCGCCGCGCACTGGTACGGCAAGGTTCGCGAGTTCGAGGAGTCCGAGTACTCCCCGGCCGCGACCGTCATCCAGGCCGTCTGGCGCGGATATGTCGCCCGCTCGCTGCTCGCGCACCGCTTTACCTGCGCCCGCTGCCTCTCCCACGGCGTCTGCCTCGTCCCGTGGACGGAGCCCGACAGCTACATCTGCACCGCGTGCAACGAGGAGTGGACCACGCTGCTCAAGGTCCTCGGCAACGAGCTCGAGCAGGAGGACGAGGAGTACCAGCAGTGGCTGGACGACTATGAGGCGCGCGAGGCGGAGGATAGGGCCCAGGGCCTGGAGGAGGAGGTCTGCGCCGATTGCGGCGAGGACATCCTGATGTATGCGGCCAAGGTCGGAGGGGAATGGTTCTGCGCCGAATGCATCCACGACTGGGAGGCCTGCGACCGCTGCACGCGACCGTTCCTCCTCGGGACCCGCTGCGACAACCACTGCCGCGACTGCGGAGACGACTTGACTGGATTGGGACCAACAAACGGCTTCTGTTCGACGGACTGCCAGTACAGCAACTGGAAGTCAACCTAAACCAAACACCATAAATGGGCGGCGGGAATGAGAGCGTCCCTCAGGGGTGGGAGACGTTTTCTCATATCCGCTTGGTCTTGACGTAGTAGGCATTGAGGCCGGCGACCTCAAAGAGAAGGTGGAAGGCCGCGCCCGCCACGAAGACGGTGACCCATTTTCCATACGAGCCCACAACCCTCTCAGCAACCCAATAGAGGGGGAGGAGAACCAGACCGATGACAATCGCTTCGAGCAGAACGTTCATAAAACGGATTGTATTCTCGCGAGAAAAACCATCCGCATCAGAATGAGGAACCTTCACAACGCACTTGCAGACACACTCACTCGCTTTCAGCCCCAGCTGAACTGGCGCATTCTTCCCGACCCGGATGTTCCGACCCGCTGGCGGGTTCAGGTCTGGGCCGCAGAGGAGTCTCTCCTCGAGGTTGAAATTCTAAATCTTGAGGGAGACGCTGTGGGCTGTGTCCTGGACCGCAGGAACATCTCCTTCCGCACGATGCAGCGCTTCATGGATACGCTGATGGGCAACTTAGAGGACGCTCCTCCCAACCATCCGCCGGGCGGTGAGCCGCCGTACGTCTAGAGCTTCTCCACCTTCTCTGCAACGACTTTGACGAGTTTGACAGGCTCGGGTTTGACCGAGCATCCATGCACTTCGGGAGTGCGACACGCTGTACAGTAGACACCACCACATTTACACTTGAACTCCAGGTGGCTTTTCTTCTTACAGGTTGGGCACTTCATTTGGTGCAGGTGTCTTTGTCTGGACCACGAGGTCGGTTTTCGTACAGGGGCACGGCGTCGGCGTACAGGGAGCCACACAGAGCTCGTGCTTGGTTGCCGACGGGCACGCCAGATGGCGGAGGGTTGAACTGCGATAGAGACAGCCCGACTCACAGAGACTCTTGAGTTGGGGAGGGAGGGAGCAGACACGACGGAGCATTGCTGGTTGTCCGGGTCTGAACTGAAAATCTGTTCTGAAGACAATGCGCTACGCCACCGTGGTTGACCCTGGGGTCGTCTATGACCCGGAGCAGTTTGCGCGGGAGATTGCGATTTACCTTGCAGACCCCGACGGCTGGGTCTCTCGGGGTGTCACGTTTGTTCCGAGTTCAGTCTCCAGAGCGCAGATGGTCATCCATCTGACGCCGTTCTCCGCGATGAAGTCCTTGGGCTGTGATGCTGCACTGTCCTGCGCCGAATTCAATGGACGGGAGGTCCATCTGAATGCGAAGCGGTGGGGCGAAGGGGCCCGGGAGAGCAAGCTCTCGCTCAAAGCCTATCGCCAGTACATGGTCACGCATGAGGTCGGCCACATTCTGGGGTACGACCACTCGCGGTGTCCGGGTCGCGGTGTCCCAGCCCCCGTCATGCTCCAGCAGACGATGGGGATTGGACCCTGCAAACCAAATACACGGCTGACGAAGTATGACAGCAAAGCATGATATACGTGCTGCTTCCTCGCGGAGACCTCGGGTGGGACGACCTTCGTCTCTTCACATCATTTGCAGCCGTGGAACGCCTCGTCACTCCGCAGAGCTATATTGTTGCCTTTGAGGGAACGGACGAGCTGAAGGCCGTCTGGCTGTATCAACTCGAACAGGGTAGGCTTCGGCGCTACCCCGTTAGTCCGTCACCTTGAGAATCATGACACCTCCCGCAATGAGCGCAATTGCGAGGAAATCATGGAGGTGAAGCACCTCCTTGAAGAGCAGCGTGCCCACAACGGTTGTCGCCACAACCGAGAGCCCGGACCACAGCGCATTCGTCATCGCCATTCCACTGGAGTTGAACGTCAGTCGAAGGAGATAGCCCACCATCGCATAGAAGAGAACGCCCGCGGCAAACCACGCGGTGCTGTCGGTGCTTCGTTTGAAGCACGACATCGCCATCGTCTCCATCATGACAATCAAGAGAACGTACCAGTAGATGCGGGGAATCTGCATTGTGTTAGGTCGCGTAAATATGCTCCTGCAGAAGGCGGCGCATGATGACGGGTTCTTCCATGCGAGTCCCACGGTAGTCCTCATGCTTCACACGGTAATGAAATGACCCGGGAGGAATCTTGTCGTGGTGCGCCTCGTACTGCGCGAGACTGATGAAGTCCACGCGGGGAAGTGGAGTTGGACGAAGTCCCGAGGCAAGGAGAGCCTTCGCAATCGCAACATCGTCAAAGGCGGGAAGGGTCAGGGCAATCCGCTGGTTGGCGAGAAGCGTCCGCGCAACATCTGCGCTCATCAGAATCCCTGCCCCCGACGCAAACTCCAGTCCTGTCTCCGGATTCACTCCACACTGTCCAGCATAGACCCGCTCACGAGGCCGCGTCTCGAGAGACCGCAGGAGTTCCTTGAAATCCCAGACCGAGGACAGGTTTGTTCGGACCACATAGTCGTACCTCCGGCGCGTGAGAAAGTACTGCAGCGCCTCTATCGTTTTTCCAAGGATGGTTCCATACCGTTCAAGTCCGCGGAGCGTCAGGGTGTCTGACGTCAGTGTGGGAACGAAAACAAGGGGGCGGGACTCGATGAACACGCACTCAATGTCCGGGTGCGACTTCATGTAGGTCCGCCAGACCTCACGATGGTGGCTGTACACGGGGTAGGTATCGCTGGAAATCACCAGCATCAACACTTTCATTTCCCCTTTAGTTAGAATACGCAAGGCCGCCCATACCGCTCATGATGCGGAGGATGTTGTAGTTGACGGCATACAGGCGGAAGTTATACGGGAACGCCTTGCTGGGGAAGGTGCCCGCCACGCCCGTGGTGATGCTGTCGAACACGAGCGTTGCATTGTCGATGCGGCTGAAGTTGCAGGTGCCAGACGGCTGGTGCTCCTCGGGCTGGATGGCGAAGGAGTACACGTTGATGGGGGTGGTCGCCGAGATAGCGTCGCTGGACCACGCCGACGTGCCACCGGCCGTGTGGTGCTGGTAGGGCTGGACCTTCCAGAAATAGTCGCCATAGCGTTCCGCGAAGCGGTCCTGGCCGTTAATCTGGAGGCGGCAGCGGTTGACGATGTCATTGTACGAGAAGGGCTGGGTGTACGAGCTCGCCGTGCCCGTGACCGCGCCTGCCGTTCCGCCGTTCGCGGCTGCCGATAGCGTGATGCCCGTGAGGGTGGTGTCGCCGCAGTCCGTCTTGCGCGCGTCCTGGAAGACCCAGATGAGCTCCTTGACGGGGTGGTTGAGGGTGAGGTCAATGCGCTCAGACGACGAGGTAATCTGCTGCTGGCCCTCGAACTGGAGCTGCTCGATGAGGTACTCGTGGCTCTCCTGGGCGAAGCGACGGCGCTCCTCCACGTCGAGGTAGATGTAGTCCATGTAGAGCGCCATGTCGGCGATGGCCGGGAGGCGAGACGCCGCGTAGCTCACCGTGGTGTTGCCCGAGCCCGCCTGGGAGTTCGCGGAGACGAGGTTGACGGCCTCATTGAGGGTGATGTTGAAGCGAACCTCGTGGTACTGGAGGGCAATGAGCGGGAGCGCAAGGCCGGGGTTGCGGTTGAACCAGAACTGGAGGGGGACGTAGAGCACCTTGGGGCGACCGCCGCAGGCATCCGCCGTCGTGACACTGGTGACGTTGCCCGAATAGGGGCCGCCGGTCATGGAATCGAGCTTCCACGCGGTATCATAGTCAGACGTGAGGGTCTCCCAGAGGTAGAGCCACTCGCCGTAGTGGCGGTCGATAATCTGGCCGCCAATCTCCACCTCAATCTGCTGGAGGAGTGCATACCCGAGGCGGCGCCCGTGTCCCGCGGACCAAACAATGTCCGTCGCATACTCCGCCCCGTCCGTGTTCGGGAGGGTAATCTCCACGTAGGTCTTCCAAATCAGGTCAGCATTGCGGTTGACCGTCGCGACGAGGCGCTGGCCGTAGACGGGCGCGCCGGTGAAGTTCACGCGGAAGGCCTCCATGGCGAAGTTGGTGTGGCGCTTGTAGAGAATCTTCCAGAACGTGATATGCGGATTGCCCGAGAGATAGGCATCCTGAGCACCATAGGCAACAAGCTGAAGGAGACCACCGCCCATTTGTTTATACCTTCAGAAGGAAAACTTCTCCTTGAGAAGACTGCGCGCACAGAGGATGTAGAGGAACAGCGCGTTGGCGACGGCGATGGCGAGGACGGGGAGGGTGCGGACGGCTGCCGTCCAGCCGACCTTCGGGTAGGTCACGGCCAGGTAGACATCGAAGAGCACGATAAGTCCTGCATAGACGGCGATGATGAAGAACAACACGTAAAAATACTGGCACACGGTCTCGCTCTTGATGCCCTTCGTCCAGTCCGCTTCGGTCTCCTTGGGGTCGGACATTTGTCTACCGGAAGAGATAAGAATGGCCAAGTCCTTTGCTGACCTTCTCCTAGATTTGCGGGCGCACCCAAGGGCTGTGGGGGTGATGGAAAACGTTATGGACGACCTCCTTACAGGAGACCGAGGCCTTCCCGATGAGACCCTCTACGACCTAGAGGAGTTTCTCCGGAAGATGCGGGGTCAGGCGCGCGACAACCCTAGGGTCGTCTCGGCAATCTACGACTACCTGGTTGAAGTCGTCTCCAATCGGGCGGCTCGGCCAGCTCCTGTCATTATCCCGCCCCCGCTGGGCAATGCGTTCGCCGAGTTTGACCTTGAGGGTGGGCGTCGGCGTCGGGGAGGCTATACGAATGTATTTGCGATGTGGCAGAGGGAGGTCCTCGAGACCCAGACGACTGCGAAGGTCAATGAAGTGCTCAGTGCGCTTCAGCAGATGTACAATGAAGCGACAACTGCGCTGCATGAGGGAGATGGGCATCTCAGTCCTCCCCAGCAAATCTTGCTTGCGAACTACCAGGACCTGGTGTCTCCGGTCCAGGCCGCCCCGAGCGTCGAGGCTCTCTATCGTGCGCTCCATGCGTTGGAGGAGCTGCTCCATCCCCAGGAGCACGCTCCCATTGCCCGGAGGCTGTTCGGGGGCCGTCGCAAGTCCCAGACGAAACGGTTCGGCTCCTGCGTCAAGTCCGTTCGCAAGACGGTCAAGGCCCGCAAGGGCTCCAACGCGGAATCCGCGGCCATTGCCATCTGCACCACCACGCTTCTCCACCCCCGCGGTCGGACGATTAAGCGCTATCGGAAGGGCCGCCTCACCACACAAAAACGTCTCCGGAGTGCATAATGTATCCAAACTGGGGCGTCATTGGTCCCGATGAACCTGAAGACCCCGTTCGCCTTCCCCAACGACAGAATGCAAACCTTCCTCGCCCCTCTACTGTCGAGGGGCAACCTCCCGCTCCCGCGCTGGCCTCGGAAGGACAGCCACTTCCGAAGGGAGGGCGCTCACGTCGTCGCCGCACCAAGCGCCGTACGACACGCCGCCTGCTCCGCCTTCTTTCGCGTCGCTCCCGCTCCGTACGCAAGATGCGTTCCTGAGGCATCACAGACCGCCACCCGAATCTCACCCTTCTTCGTATCGTTCGAGAGCATAACATAGGTCGGCGTACACCCCAAGACCTTCTGGCAGTGCTTCTGGAACAAGTCCTTGTAATTCGTCGCGGACGTCACGACTTCCTCAATCTCCAGATGGGCTTCGAGCACCGCAAGGACGAAGGCGTACACGATGGTGAATCGATGTCCACAGTCTGCCCAGAGCGCCCCGAGGAACGCCTCGAAGATGTCCCCCAGCTTTTTCGTGTTGTTTCGCCCATCAATCGCGGTCGACTCCTCGTTGTGTCGACTGATGACGTAGAATTTGTTCAGCCCAATCTCCTTGGACAGCACGCCAATTCGCTCATTGTTGACGAGCTCCTTGCGCGCATCCGTCAAGAAGCCCTGTTTCCGCTCTGGATACTTCCGGCGCAGATACGTGGCCACGCAGACGCCCAACACGGAGTCTCCCTCAAACTCCAGACACTCGTACGACTCATCCTGCAGCGGCATGACACCCGAGGGACACGGCGCGAGTTGCGCAGGACGTCCGTCAGGGGTTGTATACTCCGTTCGCCGCACGTAGGTCGTGTGGACCATCGCCGTCTGGAAGAGGGCCGGCTTCTGCACGCGATAGTGGGGGAGCCCATAGCGGTGGAGGATGCGATGAATGTCCGTCTCGGTGAACCGGCGGTTGCTCGGATTGTAGGGGCAATAGGTGTCCATTGTCTGTCTCCCCGCTCGCCGCGCGTAGGTCGGTTTTCACGTGAAAAATTGTATAGGGGTATACCATACTTGCGACCTTGATGGTGAAGCCCATGATGCTCCTGGCCAGCCGCGCTGTAGAGGTGAATCGGTCGGTGGTTGTCCACCTGACTCGACTTCAATATGGGTTTCTGCCTGAGCGGAACCTCGCTCAGACACAGGAGATTCTCAATACACTTCAGGACCTTGTCCGGCAGATGGAACACTGCCTGACCCATCCACCCCCTCCCACTCGTCCTCCTGCCATTCCTCTTAAGTAGTCGTCTCCTCCTCATCAAAGGGCTTCAGGTCAAACGCATAGTCCGTCGCAAGCAGCTTCCGCTCGTGGCGGACCACAATCTCCCGCATAACATCCTCGCCGTGCTCGGGCAGGATGTCACGCAGGTACTCCTCCAGCTGCTTCTTCGAGAGCGTCCAGCCCTTCTTCCACTCTCCGGGCTTCTTGACCAGAAACATCATCTTGGACTGGTTCAGCGCAATCTTCTGGGGAATCTCGGCTCCGGCCCGCTCGTTGTAGACCGCAGCGAGGTCGAGTTCCACCGACCCGCGCTCATCGCGAAGGTCTCGTGCCTTTGCGTTGAGGTCTGCGAGGCGCTTGGTGATGTCCACATAGCGGCGAAGCGGGGTTGCAAGAGAGTCCATTGTGCTTGTCTCAGTCTCCGCGCGGAAAGTATCCGTTTTGAACAAGGATGTCGTGGCTCGATGAAGACCAGGTCAACCGACTCAAGGAGGTCTATACCAAGCATCATCCGCGCGAGCCCCCCATTCAAGGGGGCGATGCCGAGGCCACCTGGGAGGAACTCCAGCGCCGCATGTGGTCCCACTGCAAGACGGGGCAGGCCGAGTGTATTATGACCTCGCTGATGAAGCGCCCCAAGGCCCCCAAGGAATGGGCCGTGAATCGCCACGAGTGGCTCAGTTCCACGGACATCGATGCCGCAGAAAAGAAGCTCTTCGTCGAGATGGTTCCGGACTATCACTACGTGGGCTCTGTCCCGATGGACTTTGACCTGAAGGACGAAACCCAGAAATGCCTGGTGTCCGCACTCTGCTCCATGAAGCTGGACAAGCTCGCCGAGTCCGGGAAGCACCGGATTGGCATCGTCATCAACACGGACCCGCACGATGGCCCTGGGCAGCACTGGGTGGCTGTCTTTTGTGACATCCGCCCGGAGCTGGAGTATCCTCGCATGACCTACTTTGATTCGTATGCCCAGACCCCCGAACCGGAGATTCGCACGCTGATGAAGCGCTGGAAGCAGCAGTGGGATGCGACGAAGACCCATAGCAAGGGCATGAAGCTCACCTTCAACAAGACACGGCACCAGTACAAGGATTCCGAGTGCGGCGTCTACTGTCTGTACTTTCACCTGGCGTGCCTCCTGGAGATTCCGATGGATGCTCGAATTCCCGACGAGGTCATCAACGCCTTCCGCAACTTCCTGTTTCGGATGCCAAAGGAATCTCCCGCAAAAGAGTAATGAACGCGCTTCTGCCTGCGCTACTGGCGGCGGTGTTGGTGTACCTTCTCTATGACACCTGGACGCAGAAACACCCCGTTGCACCACGCAGGGGCCGTCTCTGTGATTTCATGGCCGCGGGCTCTGTCTTTGAGGATATCCCGTCCGCCCTCAAGCGAGGAATCCGCCTCCTGGAGGTCCATATCTATTCGGATGAACGCGACCAGCCCGTGGTGGCCCTGAGTCCGCAGACGGGTGGAAGCAACGTGGCCATCGACAACGTCTCCTTTGAGAGTGTCTGCGTCGACATCGCGAACGATGCGTTCCCCTCGGACGACCCCTTCATTCTGTCGATGGTCCTCCATACCGACCGCACGGTGACGATTGACAAGGTCGCCGAGCACCTCACGACCATTCCCCGGCAGTTCCTCCTCCAGGACAAGCACCTCGCCACGGCGCCGCTCGCCCACCTCAAGAACAAACTCCTCCTCGTGTCCGGTGGGACCGTCAATGGCACCGCCCTGGAGCCGCTCCTCAACTTCAACTGGTCTGACTCGACCGTTCGCCGCCTGTCCTACCAGGAAGCGGTGTCGCCGCGCGACCCGGAGGACCTCAAGCGCTTCACGCGGAACAACCTTGTCCTGGTGGCTCCCGACCCCCGCTTCAAGACTCTCGTGGGAAATCCCTCGGCACCCCTTGCGTTCGGCTGCCAGTGGAACTTCTTCCTGTCCGGACCCCCCGGGTTCGTCGCAAAAGAAAGTCGCAGCCTGTAAACAAAATGGCTGACGTTGCTCCCGAAGACCAGGCTGCCGGCAAGCGCTCCAAGTGGCTTGCCCACGTGAAGAAGACCATGAAGGCCCACAAGGGCAAGTCCCTCAAGCAGGTCCTCAAGATGGCCAAGAAGACCTACAAGGGTGGCGCTGCGCTCTCCCCGGCGTCTGTCGGCGGTAAGCGTCGTAAGACCCGCCGCGGCACTCGTCGCGCTTAAAGTCTAGCCTCGGAGGAAAGGCAATGGACTCGCAACCGCTGACTCGGAAAGAGTCCAAGAAGTCCGCGAAGGACAAGAAGCAATCCATCTATTCGACCAAGCACATTCGCACGGTGGAGGCGCTGAAGGAGAAGCGCTCAAAGTAACCGACTATGCGAGACACGATACGTCGTCCGACGGTCTCTGTCTTTCGTCCGACCCCCTCCCGCCAGCTTCCTGCAGGTTTTCCCGCGGTCGGTTTTCTTTGCACACCCACTCTGGTCGTA